GGTTCAAAGATATAGGGTTGTTTTCTTGAACTGTGAGAAGTCCAACGGGAAATGTGCCCGTGCCTTGCTCTGTCCACCAATCAGTACTATCCACGGTAGCAAGCTGTGCTGTGTTCTGCGCCCACACCAAGTATTCAACAGGTGCGGAACCGGGCCCGTCAAGAATAGCTGCCCTGTACTGATCTGCATAAGCATCCACGAATTCCGGGGATTGCTTCTTGATTGCATAAGCATCAGGAATAATGGAAGGAAAACGGATCACACCATTATCGGGTTCCCCCGTGCTTTTGAAGTTAGCCGGAGAAATCCGAGGAGGACGCAAAACGAAACCATCAAAAGAGAAACCCATTTTACACCATCACCGAAGTTGTCACACCAGCAGCCGGTACAGAAGGAACCGTTGAGGACCCTGTAACGGTTCCGGTGCCTGTCCCCAACAGCATTAGTGCTGCAATTCCATTCCCCAGGCCCATGACCATCCGATCCAATGCTGGACCGGCTCCCATCGTTGCACTGAGGGTCCCTTTCAAGATACCAATCAAGGAAGCTCCGTTAGCCACTGTGACCTTGGAAACATCCGAACCAACACCAACTCCCACAGACACACCCGAGTATTGCCCTGATGTCGCAATAGCCTGTGAGATCCCTATGGGGATAACTACTGCCAAACTCTGTGACAAGGGACCAACCATCCCGGCTCCTGCCAAAGCAGCCTGCATGACACCCACATTTGGCGGAACAATAAGCTTTGTAGTCACAGGAGCCACTATCCCGGCACCCGCCAAACCCGCAGAGGCTCCCAACAGTGCCACATTATGAGGTTGCCCCACGCCCCACTGAGACACCCCAAGCCCAATCCCGGCTGCCAAACGGTCATAGTTAACCCCGGCAAAGCTATAGACACCTGAAGCCCTTGCCGACAGTAAAGCCCCCTGAATGCTAGAAGGAATCAATGCCATCAGGCCCCCACAACGTGAGCTTTGGCTCCCAAACCCCAGGTACTGAAAGGCAAATTCGTGAAAGGTTCTAGTGATCCAGAACAGAGAATTGGCCCGGAATCTGGCCCATACAAGGGTGCTCCCAAGTAAACACTAGTTGCCCCTCGCACAGATGCTTGCCCGCCTGTAGACACAAGGCTTGCACTGGCAAGAGCCTGCATCGTCAAGGTCCCAGCAGAAGCCTGAAGAGAAACGCTCCCCGCAGTAGCAGTGCCCTTGATCCCTGTGGGTCCAAGCTTCATCTTGGATGTGACCGCCCTTGCTGTCCACGTCCCCACGTTAGTTTCATAGGTCATATTCCCGACCAAAATCGTGGTCTTGTGATTCCCTAAATAAAACTCCTCTTCACGATCCCCTGAAGCATAGATAACCTTCTCACATACAAGCCCTGGGAAAGGTGGTGTGTAAGTACGCTCATGCAGCGGCCCATTGGTCGGCATAAACAGCTTGGGACCACTGTAGGACTCTGCCGCCTTGGCACTCACCGTCTTCTGGAACTGCTCTGTGGTGATCCCAACCTTCTTGACCCCATCCAGATTGAGATCCTGGTGGGCCTGGATTCTAGCTGACGTTGTGCTTGTCTCTAGACGGTCACCCTGAATGAAAATCGCCCGTGCCGCTTTAAGCCGCATATTGGTCAGGGCCTCAATATCTACGGAAGGAAGATCACCTTCCCCTTGCCCCGTTCCTGTGGTGCGCTCAATTTCTCCTGATGCGTCCCTGATGGGTCCTGCACCATAAATACGGACTGCTCCATCCTCTGCCGTTAAGTGCAGGCTAGACTTTGAAAGAGTCCCAATATGGGTGTGTCCCTGAAGGAGGAACTCAAAGGCTCCACCCATCCCCAACTTCAACCCACCCTGCATGTACACTTCAGCAGAGTTTTCATTCACAGGACCCCCGAGAGCCGCCCTCAGTTGCCCCTTCTTGTTATAGGAAACGAAGGTCTGTGTGCCCCCCTCAGAGAAGGGTGGCAAGATACGGAACAAGGACGCTGCGTGTTCCCCTAGAGGCGTAGGGGTGGCCCCTGAGCCTTGTGCAGGGATGTTTACTGCCTCAAGTCTCGGGTTGGCCAAGGCACCATCAAAGACAACTGCCTTAAGGGGAAGGCCATACATCGACTTCCCCACCTGAGAATAGGGATCATTACCAATGACCGACCCCATGACGAACTCCATGAAAGGAGCATTGGGGTTCACACCTGGGGTGTTGGGATCCTGAGAGGGGAGCCTTTCGGCATCAAACCCATCCGTCTGCTCTGTGACAGGCAAACGCCCATCGGAAGTGTGAGAGACCTCAATCCGATACTCTGCCAAGGTCTGTGCATTAGGATCCAGCACCGCATTTGCACGGCTTTGTGCAGACACCCGATAAAAGGACTTGCCCCCATAGATGGCATCAGAACGAGCCTGATCCCCTACGGCAAAGCCTGTTTCATCAATGAAACCACCCAACTGAAGGAACTGGTACGGATCAAGGGGTGCATCCAAAGGAATGGCAGGCTTCCCCATGTATCCTTCACTAGCATCTAGGCTAGCTCTCTGAATGGGCCTTGCAGGTGTCAGGAATCCTTCAGCATGGTGAGGGTCCTCAAGTAGATCCCACTCAGCAATAGGTTCCCCATCCACGGTCTGCGGTGTGCCATCCCACAGAACACCATCACTCACCATATCAGGGGACAAGAAGGTAGCATCCCTCTGTACCATGCCTGCATAGACACGAGCACCGGCAAGAGCCTGGAAATGCTGTAGTGCCCGAATCACAGCCGCTTGATCTTGGTCCCTAAGGATGAATTCTGTATTCCGTCTGTTAGACAGGAGAACACTTTCATCCAACACGAGGTCTGACCCTTGTGCTGAAGACCCAACGATCATCCCCGGCTGCATGTGGTGTAGCTTATGCCGAATACGCCGAAGAGACGAAGAGATCTGACGATCCTTCGGAGCGTCCATGTCATACTCATCAACTTCGTAATCGGCAGTAGTGATCCAATCACGTCCCGGCCACACCCCGGGAATGACCCATGACACAATAACAGGGATCTTGGTTTGGTCAGTCTTACCTGAAGACCCGGCAACCCAATCCACCATGCACAAGTCGCCAATTTCAGGCATTGCCCCAAGGAAGTGCCTCGCACCGGCACCAGGGAAAGTCATAGGAACCGGGACTCTTTGGAAAGTCTCTGAAGCCCCCGTGATCGTCCTTAGGGTGACGTAGAACTCCTCATAGTCAATGTTGACAACTTCTGCGACCCCAAGCCCATAATTAGAGTCAGGGGATTGCCTCTTGAGATCCTTACGAATCTTAGCGGATGACCCCTGCATCTGTCCCAAGGACACAGTATCCAACACAGACACGGGACGCCTACGGGTCAAGTTATCTACCATCAGCTATCTCCCTCATCCGACTCTAGGGCCTCTTGCTGTGCCCGGAGAGCCGCTACTTCTGCATTGAACTGCTCAGGTGTTGTGGACTCGCCCCCAAAAGCACCCCTGACATCACGCCCTGCCTGCTCCAAAGAACCCACAGCATCATCCAACACCCCCACAGCACTGGCTATTGAGGAATCATTCTCAATACCACCTTGGAATTTCTCATGCAGATCTCGTGCAGACTGCACAAAACCTGTAGGTGTACGACTAGGTGCGGAACCCCTCAGGGCATCCTGAGCAAGCTTCCAATCTGAAGACGCTTCAGCAGCACGGGAAATGAGCCATTGTGTGGAACTATCTTGTGTTCCGTCCCCATACTCTTGTGGGACAAGCACACCTGGCTTGAAGAACTGTACGAAGTCCTGTTGACCAGCAGCTTCCAGCAAAACGTCAGCTTCGGCACTCTTACAGGAACAGATGTTCTGTCCGGTCTGCAAGTTCAGATCTGCCAAGGAAAAAGCAGCATTCTGAATCGGAAGCTTCTGCACCCCGTCCTTGCCCTTGGTAGACAAGTAGTTTGACAAGTTTATCTGAAGCATGTCAGGGTCCCCTGTCTGTAACATCACGCTGAGATCCAGGATCTGCTTGTCCGTTGCTTTGGATTTGAGATCCTCCTTGAGAGCCCGCTCAAGGTAGCTCACAGCGACACTCCCTTCAAGTTCCACTTTCGTGGTCCTCTTAGTTCCATCAGCTAACTCTTCCGTTTTATCCACATAAAGACTTTCACCCCTCAACATAACATCATTGATCTGTGTGACAAGACGAGAGTTCACCATAGAAAGAATGTCCTGCTTGGCAAGAGCGTTCCACACCCCATCAGAGGAAATGTCCAACCCTCTCCCATACCTGTAAGAACCGATGACCTGATAACCCTGTTCATCGGAAACGGGGAACACAGGAGTAGACAAGGTGGTCTTTAAGGATCCCTTCTTGCCCCTTTTCCCTTTTTTCTTCTTGCTTTTGGGGGCCTGCTTGACCCCAAAAGAACTCTCCCATGCTGTAGTAAAAGCAGAGATAGCATCCTCTCGGTATCCCAAGTCAATCCCCGCCGTCTCCATCTCTGCTTCCCACTCCCTTCTTGCTAGAACCACGGACTTACCAAAACTGTCAGCAAGAGCTAAAGAAGCCATTTTCCAAAAAGCATCCAGGGTCTTACCAGAGGATCCCCGAAATAGGGATTCCTCTGCACCCTTATTATCACTAAACACATAGTCGTTGATTACAGTGTCCACCGGGATTGATGTGCCCCGCAGAGTAATTTCCTCAGGCATCGTGATTTGAGGGAATTCAGGAATTGTGATAGTGAGCCCATCCTCATTCTTCACCACAGCTTCCTGTGCCTGCTCATGGGCCTCAAAAATCCAGCCAGGGATATCATCTGCATACAGCCCAGAGAACACTTGCACAATGGTGTTCCTCTCGGCAGCCTGAGTAGACTTCACCCCAAACTCCCGTCTGAGACCCCCTCTAAGAACTGTAGTCCATGCAGTGCGCTGAATCTTCCTCTTCGTGCTTGTTCCTTTACGTCTATGGCGTACATCATGGGTTGCAAACATGAGGTCGTAGATAGCGTTAGTTGGAAGCACCTCCCCTCTAGGAGCTTCAGGATTATTCGTGAGCACACGGATACCACGAGTTGGAATAATTTTCAGGACCTCTGCCTCTGGGTTTTTTGACCCTGCCAGATGTGAAGTGACCTCCCCATATCCAACTACTTCTTTACCTTGCCACTCTTCTGCTAAGGTAGGCAATGCCATCTCCACAGACTTATCATCCTGTGCATCTTTGACGGAAAAGCTGATTTCCATCTGACCCTGATGTGCAGCATTGGGATGAGAAGCTGAGTAGTACCGATAGCTACCGGGCAAGGTCCCATTCGACATGATGGCTTTCTTGTCACTCAGCATGTCTAGAAGGTTATATGTAGCATTGGTATCCTCTGAGGTTTCCCCTGGACGTGCCTTTGACAAGAAACTCCGACCGACCTTATTCAAAAGGTACACAATATCAGAGATCCCATCCTTACTAGCAATAGAGGTTCTCTCTTGATAAGCCTGTTCTGCGGCTGCATATGCCTTATCTAAATCTTTCTTTTGGCTAAGAAGACCCTTGACTTTTCTAGTCTTCTTGGTCACCTTCCCATCTACGCCTTTAACTACCTTCCCTTCTTTATCTTTAACTGAGGTGGTCCTAGTCCCACCATTAAGCTTACGCTTAATGGCTTTAATCCTCTTATCATGTGCCCTCCGACGAACCTTTTCCTTCCTCTTTCGTGCCCTCCTCTCAGCGGCAGTCTCATCCTCTTTTACGGGTAAGCTTGTAGTCTCCCTCTCAAGATCCCGAAGCTCTGCTTTCAGTTGAGTAATCTCATTCTGCAACCGTGTTTGCTGTGCAATCTTATCAGAACTCTCCTTCAAAAAGGTTTGCCGATCCTCAGAATACTCCTTCGCAGCCTTCTTCAAATCCACTGCACCTGAAGGCTTTGTAGAACCTTCCGCAGACGCAGAGTAACCTTCAGGGCCAACGAAATAGAACTCCCTGTCCCTCTCCTCGTCCTCAACAGTCCAATAACGTGGCCCGGGATCAGAAGGATCTTCTGTGTACAGGATCCCCAGCTTAACACCCATATTCAAAACTGACTGCAAGGTGAAGTCGTTAGTGATATTGTCAATGTCTTCACCAACAATAAAGAACAAAGGGTTAATCTGTGTGGGATCCAAAGCCATCACAACATTGGGGAACCCTGACAAACGAGGTCTCCCGTCATTCCCAAGAACCTCAAGGGGCCTTTCAGGAAGGTACGTGTTGGCCAGATCTATTGCCTCAATCCCAGATCGGGAGGGATCTCCTGGGGCATAGAACTTCGCCCTCTTTGCCGTCAATTCCAATGCTGTCGTGCAATCCCCACCCACAGAGAAGCTGTGGGAGAAGGAATTACAGTAGTAGAAGGCATCCAGATATGGGATGAAGACAGGATACCCAGGACGGAGTTCAGGGCGTAGCGGAATAGTCAACTGTGCTGAATTGACCCCAATGTTCATCAGGTCCATGCGGTTGACCGAAGCAAAGAACAGACTCTTAGGATCATTGAAGTAAGCCACTTCAAAATCCCCAGGACGCCAGCCATACTGTGCCACAAGCCTGTAGTCTATGTACTGGCCCTGGACGCCCCACTCTCCTTCAAGGCCCGTACCTGACGTGTTCTTGATACCCCCCGCTTTTCCTGTCATGTATGTGACTTCGGGCTCTTTCTCAGTGAAACTGATTGAGATAATGTCAATATCCTCAATGCGGTAAACCCGACTGCCACTCGTATCTAGGTTGTACATGGGAGGCTTGAACACAAAGTCCCCATCAACATCTTGGAAAAACTCAAACCCTGTAATTTCTGTGACCTGGCTAGCAATGTCCTGTTTGGACTGATAAGTGGATTCAAACAGTTGCACCTGACCCATATTCCCAATGTCCAATGCAAATGCCTGCATCTCCCCCATCCGCATCTCAAATCGTGGCCCATCTTTACCTACTCCACCAGGACGGGACCGTTGAAGGAACAGGAGGGATCGGGCCATCTGAGGACTCCGCATCCCCACAAACTCTGCCTGTGCCATGAAATGCTTAGATGTCTCCGCAACAGGTTCAAATCGCTGGTTCATGTAAGAAGTCAACTCTTCGCTTGATGCTTGACCTAACCACTCTGCTTGTGCTGCACTGAACAGACGCCCATCAGCACCGTGGAGCCTGAGCTTTGTCTGCCGATTCTGGAACCTTTGCTCCCAGTACTGGATGTTCAAGGAAAACATAGATTTCCCGGAAATTGCAGAAGCATCTTGGTTTGTCTTTTGCGCAAGAGCCCATGAAACTCCCGCAGCAGCACCCCCCACGTCATTGTGCAGGGTGTAGATGATCTCATAAGGGTGCATCCCTGTGAAGTTGTGGCCCACAAGACTCGTTTTAAGCTTCGAATTCTGTGGACGAACACCAAACAGTGAAGCATTCGTGCTGATGCGGTGGTACTGCCAAAAATGCAGCATGGAGGCACATTGCACCGTGATGGTTTGTGTCGGGCCACTACGGCTCACGGACACGCTTGTCACCACCCCATGGAATACGGGGTAATAGGGATATGCCAGTACATCCTCGATCCCTTGACCTTGCAAGCCCAACTCATCTAGGAGAGGGGCCTGCAAATCAGGTGCAGCACTTCTATCGGGGCTCTCGTCCCCCTCCATTGGGGTGGCCTCCAAGCTCTCTTGCGCCGGGATTTCTGAAGGAAGTTTACCAGTCGGTTCCACCAGTTTATCCGTAATCTCTTCATCAAGCTTCCTTATCCATTCCCACTTTCTAGTGGACCCTTCACCCCCCTCATTAACCCACTCTCGGGAGCCACCATGATCCATGTGAACAGAAGCAGACCAGTCAGGGCTGTCTGAAAGCTCCTGACCAGGGTTCAGGTACATCCCAATACCACCCTTTGGTAAAAGCTTCTCTTTTCGGAGACGCCTGATAGAAGCCCAAATAACATTGGGATCAATCCTACGCCTTCTACCAGCCGCATTCGTGTAAACCCCCTGAAAATCCACTGCTTTGCCATCGAAATGGGTTGTGTTTGCTGTGTGGCTTCCTTGCTTTTCTGTATACCCTCCATTTTGGGACATCTCTAAAGTGGTGTCCTTCCAACCTTGTTGTTCTAGATAACCCTGTAAAACAGTCAGCATGTCACCTACAATAATGAGATTGGCCAGATCTTCCGAATCTGGAGTACCACCTGAAATAAGGCTAGAGGGTGGATACAAAGACGAATGGGTTGAGAAAGAACTTGCAGGAGCGACACCTGATTGCCCACTGGTGGTGATGAAACCACTTTCTAAGTTCCGGGGCTCCCCTAAATTCGAGTACATACCCTTGACAGGAAAGAAGCCCCTTTCGTAGATCTGGACTTCCAAACCAGGGCGCAGAATGGAACGTGCATCCCGAGCAAAGGAATGGTTGTCGTTATAAGGCACGGAAAGAGTGAAGCTACCCGTTGCAGAAGTAGGCTCCGTCCCGGCATCAACTGCCACTTCAATCACGTACTTCTGGATGTCAATGCGACCGTTGCACTTGTGGCAACCCGGCAATGACAGGTCTCCATTCAAATAAACCAATGCATCCGGAGTGTGCTGCACAAGCCCCCGGCCTTCCATCTTCCAGCTACCAACGTATGGGCGATGTTCGATCCCCATGTTACACCCCGTAAGCCTGTGCGTCCGAAACGGGCACCTGGGCTACTTCTAAGTCATCTTCTTCCTCGGTAGGCTGAAAACCCTCTGTACTAGTCTGCCTTTCAGTCACACGGTCTCCTGGAAGATCCTGTTCAGTATCATTTGCTCCCACAACCACACGCCCCTGCAAAGAGACGTTGGGACGACTGGAGAACAAGTCCACGGAATAGACACCAGGTTTGTTGTCCCCATCCCTTGAAGCCATCCCCATGTACCGGGGGTCACTAAGGCTGGGCGTAGGTGCCCGCATTGGAGCAACCGCATAGGTGGGCTGCACCGTATCCAACATGGCAGACACAACAAACTCCATGGAGAACTCAATGCCACCATGCTGAAGGCTCTCTTCAAAACCCCACGAGAAAGACTCCATATGTCCGTAGTAAACCCATCCATCGAAATGGATAGACAAAGCCCCCACAAAAAGGTGGGCATTGGACTTCCCAACTGTGTCGTAAATGTACCCATTGTTCTTGTAGAACTGAAAGGCACTCATCAGATTCTGCCATGCAGCAGAATCCCTCTTACTAGCAAACTGGACCCCACGCCCTGAGGACATGAAAGCACCACACTTAGCCGTGATGCTCAACTTGGGCTGATCCTCACCCCACGAGTGGAAGATGTATCCTGAGCGAGACCTGTCTTGAAACTGTTGGATCTTCGTGTACGTGATCGAGAGGTTGCTAGGGTTAATGAGTAACACCAACGGAGGGGTGTTCAGGATCGCTGACAACTGCATGGCAATATCAGTTGCTGTATACAAATCTGCAATCGCAGGTTGGCCTAGCTTTGAAGACCCTCCCCCATCGGCATCTGTCAAACTACCATCTGCCGCTTTTTGTGAAGTGGCACTCACAGAGTTCTGTACGATGTACTGTTGTGAGCTTGTTGCCTCATAACTGATGCCTGCAATACCTGATTGGGACACCTTTGCCCGAGCCGCTTGGTAGGCCGACATCCCTGTAGATGCAGCCCTTCCATACACGTCAGGGTTGAAGGAACCCTTGGGGCTACTTGTGAAAGCAGCATCCTCCCCAAATACTATGGGGGGCTCTACTTGGAACATGAACGGAGACAGGTTCCTCAGAAGACTCTTTGCCATTGAAATTGGAGAAGCATGTGCCGTCTCTAAATCAATGGCCATCTCAGGGCCAGTACGCAATCCCTTGTAAGCATCAGGTACGGGTGGGTTAGAAACAGCCTGCCCAACTTGGGCAAACTTTCTGTCCTCATAGTCACCCCCCATAGCAGAAGGCGGAGAAGGGATATTAGTAAACTGAACCATCAGAGCACCCCCTCACCCGAAAGGACACCTGCAAGCCGTGTGCCTGAGCTTGCTAATTGACCGAAGGAAGCAATCTGTGTCGTCGTTGGGACAATGACCCCCGGGTCTACATCCCGCATATTAGGTGCACCCGGTAGCAAACCTCTATCATAGGGCAGTGTGCGGAACCTCTGAACTTCGTGCTCCACCGTAAAGTTCGTAGTCAACTGAAACTGATAAGGGCTTTCTACAGCCTCTGTTACCACAAAATCATTGAACCAGCCGTAATAGACACCCCCATCAAATGTAATCTTAAGAATTCCCTGGAACACAAGGGTGCCTGAAACGTCATAGACGCTGCCATTGTTGTGGAACAAAGACAACAAATCAAGGTACTTGTCGTAAGCGATGGTCTCTCGCCTCGTACCCTTAGCCTGATAAGCACCTGGACCCCCTGTGATATTGGAGAGCCCCGTATAGAGCCTCTGGAAACCACCTGTGGCTAAAGCGAAGGAGATGCTTGTGACACCTTCCCCCCAATGTTGCTCCACAAAACCACCTTTGGTCTGAATCCGTGAAACAACCTTTGTGTAACTAAGGGTCATTGTCTTAGGATTAACATGAAGAACCATGGCCAACCCCTCAGGGAGGATACTGGTCTCTCTATCAGGTGCCAGCACGTCAAGGACTACAGGGCGTTTTCCCTTATCCGTATCAAACTCGTCATCCTGTGATCGGAAGGCTGACTTGAAGACAGGCAATGCACTACTATGGAGAGAATTCGGCATAACTTAATCCAAAATCCCCGCCTTTTGGGCTTTTATGATTGTCTGCAAAGATCCCGGCCCATCATTGTATAGGTGGAAAACGTTAACACTACCGCCACCACCGCCGCCACCACCCATCTTGGACAAGGCCCCACCGGGCTTCGAGAAAACACCCACATCATTGGGGTCCACTCGTTGGGCAAACTTCACACCCCCACGACCAACCTGCATGACAAAGTCATTTGCTGCTCTCTCCCTCAACCCAGCAAGTCCTGCGGGAGTCATCAAACCAGGGTAATCCTCTAAGAGTTCCTTGGCCTGTGCTCTACTAAGCATCCCAAGACCTTTTCCTGTGGATCTCAGGGTAGATGAAGTAGACTCAGGGTTAGCAATACCCATTGCCTCCAACAACTGTGCAAGCTTTGTCTTTGCTGCCCTTTCTCGTACCTCCTCGGTAATAACAGCAGCCTTTCGCATATCGCTAGGCTTCTTTGCATCCTCACGCTTCTCTGACTTCCTATTAGCAGAATCTAGGATTTCCTTCTGGTACTCGGGGTCTAGGAACTTACTTTGGACAAACTCATCTGCAACAAACATTGCAGCTTTAGCCTCTTCCTGGAGAGCCCTCAACTCACCCCGAAGTTCAGGAAGGCTATATCCGGTCTGCTCCCCCTCCACAGCAATTTCCCGCTTCTTTGCAGCTATTCGCCTAGAGTATTCCTCAGAAGTTTTGCCCCGGTGAGCATCCCTCTCTTTAATGTATTCCTCACCAAGGACACCCTTCTCCTGGGACAAGAGTTTGCCCATCTTCTCAATGTTGGGCCTGGAAAGTGCCCCGAACCGTTTATAGGTACCTGCGGACCCGGCACCACCCCTAGCTTCAACATCCTCCACGGTATCTGCTGTGAGTATCTTAGCCTTTTGATCCTGTAGGTTCTCGACTCTCAGGCTACGTCGTCTTGCCTGTTCCTCAAGCCTTTTAGCCTCTGCCAAAAGTGTAGCCTTTTCCCCCTCATCTTCTGTTCTTTGAGCCTGTGTACGCAGTTTTCCGGCCTCCTTCATATCACCGCTCTGGGCACCCCTCAGCCTTTTGATTTCTTCAGAGATCCCTAAAACGGCCTCCTCCTGTGCCACTTTGTCTTTTCCCTCTAGCTTCGTATCCGTCCACGGCATGGCATAGTAGATCTTCTCAGTCCAATTGCGGATCTCCGTCAAGAGCACTTCAAGGCCCTGCTCCATGAACTTCATGAGGTCCGTAGTCTGGAAGGCAACCTCTTGGGCAATCTTCTCATCCCCGGTAAGCCCCTTGTCACCAGCCTTGAGGAACTCCTCCCCCAAAGCCAGCACCAAGGCATTATAACCGTCATCTAACTTCGCCTGGATCTCCTTGCCGTCTTGCGTTGTGACCATCCGATACCGATCACCAGACTTATCAAGATAGACCCCGAAAGATTTGCCAAACTCCTCGTTGTATTGCTTAATCAACTTCGCTTGTTCTGCGGGATCTTTTTCCGACCGAATCTTTTTCTGGTGAGCCGAAATGACAGCCTCTTGGCCACTAAACTGTCCCCCGACCCTACTGAACTTCATTAGCTCCTCTCGGGACATTGAGACCCCTTCGGCAGCCATCATTTTCGTAAGATCGTCGGGGCTGATCTGATCCAGCCGCTTACCCTTCAGTACCTTAGCAGCACTGTATAGCTGCATCAGAAGCTTCTCAGGACCGGCCATAGCCCCCACAGCGGCCACAGTGCCCCCACGGGTCCCCTTATGTACCAAGGACTTTTCCCAAGCCGTGGCGAGGTCTCTGCCGATACCTGCACTCAAGGCACCTACCTTTGCCACAAGGGTATCCTTCACAGCCAAGGGGACCTTTGCCAAAGCTTTCCCCAACGCCACAGGATCTTTGAAGCCTTCAATACCTTCTTTCAGACCCGCTTCCTTCATATAGCGGTGCATCCTAACCTGTGCATCGTCATCCAGACCTGCAACCTTTCTGCCTAAGTCCGCCAGATGCTTCTTAGACGCTCCACGGCCTATGTCCTCAGCCCTATTCGGACCAGTGTTCATGACCCGTTTGGTCAAGTCCTGTGTAGACTCTCCCTTGAAGCCTCCCATGAGATCTCCAAGGAAGTCACCCCCCATCTTCTCTCCCAGAATGCCCCCGAGCTTAATCAACAGTGCCGCAGTCTCTTCCAACCGGACATTGTACATGGACATCCCGGAAGTAGCTTGGAGCACCATCCCTACAAAACGCTTGGTGCTAAAACCGGACTGCTGTGCTGCCATTGCCAGAGAGCTAAACCTTTCAGAAATCCCTGCAATGGAAAGGCCGAGTTCCTCCATATACTCACCCATGCTCGTAGCTACTTCTTGGGTGGTCATGCCCAACAGCTTGGCGTAGGTATGTACTTTCCCTGATGCATCCTGAAGAGCCTTGGAGTTGTCCGCTACATTCTTTGTAAGCTCTTCAAAAGTGACACCGGCATCCGAGAGGGCTGTCAAAACCGCATAGTGGTCTTTGGCGGTTGTCCCCCATTTACGGTTGAAGTCCCAGGCATCCTTTCCAGCAAAGGTATTCTGGATCTCCTTCAGCCGGTCCCCCACCTCTCCGAGACCTGCTTTCATGTCTAGGACAGACACACCCCCCTCAAGCAGAGTCCGATTCAACTCTTTGCCCGCAGAGTCTGCATCAATGATGATCTTCACAATGGCAGCAAGACCCGCTGCAATGCCTGCAATGGCTATGATGGCGGGACCCATTTTAGTGAAGAACTCGCCCATCTTGGACTGCATTGCCCCACCCTTACCCGTACCTGCTTTAGCCTGCTGCCTTAACCCCGCCTCCTCTGTCTTCTCCCCCATTCTCTTGAGAAGAGAAGTCATGTTGCCAAGCTCTCCCGATGTAATGTCAGAGAAAGCTGCGGACAAGGAGTCTCCAAACTTCTCTGCGGATGCTACTGAAAGCTTGGTCAGATTCCCACCCAGTGCTTCCAGAGCTTTCTTGCTCCTTGCGGCTTGCACTGTAACGTGGGTGGCCTCTTTTTTAAGCCTGTCCTCTAGACTCTTGGCCTCCAAATTTGCCTGCTGCTTGACATTCCTGAGTTTGTTCTTCTGTTCTTCATCCAGGTTCTTCTTCCGCAGCCGTTTCTCAATAGCCTTCGCCTTGATGTCAGCCACCTCACGAGCTTTGACCGCTTCCACCTGCATGTTGGCCATACGCTTTTGAATCTTATTCAGTTCCCGTGGGGAGAAGGATGAGTCCAAGGCATTCGCCAAAGCATCGCCCACAACCTTTTGGATCGGTGCAGCGATCTTTTTGAATTGTGAAGAAAGAGCCCCACCAGATGCTTGAATATCTGGGATAACTCGAACGATAATATCATTGGCAGAAGGGGGCATCGGCTACTCCTCAGGCTCATCAGAAACAGACTTCCCAAACAAAAGCTGGCGTTGTGACACCTGCTCCAATAGGGAAGTATCCCCCTGACGAACAAGCTTTCCGTCAGCGGTGGTGAGAGCGCCAGAGTCGGGAGCCCTCTCTAGGTATTTCTCATAGAGGTATTCTCGACTGCCATGTTGTCCACCGGACACAAACCTAACACCCGGAGCAGGGGCACCCGGCTGGCGATCCTTCAAGATGGCTGCAAGATGCTCAGGGGTATACCCAACCAACTTCACAGGACCTGCCTCTTCCGTTTCCATGCGCTTTCGGAAAGCTTGTGCACGAGACTCCTTCGCTTCCTTCTCCAACATGAACTTCTTGACCGCCTTACGTTTGTAGTCACTGATGACCTGGTCGTGGGAGTCCTCTTCCCCTTCAACCCAACGACGCATCTCTTCTGCCAATTCATCGGGAGTCGAAGCATGTCCTATCCCGCCGAGCCGTGGGTCAGAGCTTTCCTTATCCCTAGGTTCTGCCGAAACTAACCCAACAGAGGTGTAGAAGAACGTATCCTGCACCCTCTGGCGCTGCTCCTCTTCCTCTTGTCTTCGCTGCTTGTCCTTCTGATCAATCTTCTTGACACCAGAGGACATTGTAGAGGCCACGAACTTCTGCCCCTCCCACTGTGTATCCTGTGCGTGCCTCAAGTCCTCCACATAGTTAAAGAAGGCCCACATCTGCTGGACATGGTTCAACCCCAAAGATCCAGCCCCTGGAACCCCACTCTTAAATTTCCCCCCACTAGATCTCCACAAGTACCGTGAAGCAGACTCATAACTGTAGGATTCCACAGCAGACATAGCCCTGTCTTGCCTAGCAAACAAACCCATGACAATGCTGAACAAAATGTCCAAAGAGCTAGGGGGCAACAGTTCCAGCTTCTTCTTCAGGGAAGGAACTGCATGATCCTCTCCTAACACACAGTAACCGTCCACCATCCATGCAGCAGAAGCCACAACCCAACACTTCCAACCCTTGTCATCTGATCCGCTGGCCCGTGTCCTCAAAAGGAACCTGTCTGAAGGGCTCAGAGAACGCATGGATAGGGAAAGCCCATTGATGGAAACAGGATGTGAAAGGAACCCTACAGAAAGCAGGGTTTCCACATCTTCATAGTATGGAGACCTTTGCTCGGAAGTGCTCTTGGGAAGTGTCGTTGGCATAGTGCTCCCCTCAAGGCGTTTGTGGCTTCCTGAACCTAGGGTTTTTGCTGTCGCCCTTTGGCCCCTGATCAATTCTTGGGTCGGCCACAAGAGCAGCATTAACCTGTGGCCTTGCTGTCATGTCCTGTGGGGGCATCTTGTAAACAGGCATCCCTTCATGCTCCCCTACCTGCTGTGGGGGCTGCTGTGGGGGCTGCTGTTGCTCTCTCAGCGTCTCATGCACAGCCGTAAGAGCCGAAGGAGCTTCCTTAAGAGCACCACGCCGCATTTGTATCAATCGGGCTGTCTCTGCTGCTACCTCTACCGCCATTGCATCTGGATCCGAAGTATCCACAAAGGAGTCCGTGACAGGGGGCGGGTTGAAGGGAGCCGCAGGTTTAGGTTTCTCTGCAACAACTGGCTCAGGCTCAGGAGGGGGATCAGGCAATGTGTTGGCATGGGCAGGAGGGTTTGCCTGATTCGGGATAATTGATGTGCGGGTAGGGGCAACCACTGGCTCAGGAACAGGGACAGCAACTGGCTCAGAAATAACCTCTTCCTCCACAGGATCCGCTTCCACACCCAAAATAGAAGCTGTTGCCTTGCGGCGGTCTCTCCGTTTATCTTCTGAGGTGTCCAGCGTGTCCGTGGCTACTGCCTGAACCTGCTTTGAGAAGCTATCCTGGACTTCCATGTTCTTGCGAGCCTTGGATTGCTTAAGCTTCTCTAAGTAAGCGGTAGCCCTCTCAATCTCTGCATCCAGATCGGGTGGCTCAAACTCAATGGACTGCTCCACCCGACGCTCAAACTTCTCCAACAGTTCATAGTAACGAAGGAATACTGTATTCCGAACTCCCCCAGGCCACTTGAAAGGATCCGGCGAACGGCCTCGTACCGTGGGATCTTGACAACCTTTCCGTTATCCAGCGTCTCCCCGGTCCCTACAAACTCCGTATCTCTGAAGTCCAAGGATCCCACCTGAATGATGGAATGAGAAAGGGTTGCTAACTTGAACTTTTCCAAATAGGACATGACAGCCTCTGCGGAAGGATCTCTTTCCCCCCCAGAGAGTGCTGCCGTGGAATACCTTTGAACCTGTGCCTCTTGCTCAGGAGTCATTACCCGTAAGGTAACGTCCTGGCCAGCGGCCACGAACGACAGTTCTTCCATGCCGATGTCAGAAATTGGTTGGAGTGCTTGCTCCAAGGCTGCCAGTGTAAGTTCCATAAGGCTCCCTCTTTTTGAAAGGGGAGCAGCGCACAGGGGTCCTGACAGTGCAAGAAAAGTGGGTCTAGCTATTCGTTTCCATGTTGGTTTAACCAACCTGCTGATCAGGTGGTGCCAAGCTCAAAAGGTCTGTTCGTTCTCTCGTGCGTCTGTCTACCCACTGGGCTGATCCCGTTTGGTCTCATTACATTCTACCAGCCAATCACTTGACTAGGCGGTTGTCTCATTCAAGGCACCTTGAGCGAAGAGGGAGGTTGTCCCGCCACCGGTCACACCAGTTCCTGCCTGTGTAATGGACCCGGCCTCTGCAAAGCGGATGGAACCCAACTGGCCCACTGTCGGGTCATTACCTGTTGCTAGGAACTCACCATAAACACTAGCGAAGTCGTGGACATCCGAAATAGTCACATCACCGGACTCCATGATCACCCCAGCATCTTTTACGAAGGATGTTGCCCACTGGTTGAACCAGCAAGCCTCATAGATAGTGATAACGGCACTGTGGCCTCTACCCGGGTTTGCCCCTGCGTCAGGTACCCCACCGACATAGTCGCCAGTCCCTGAGTCCGTAGTGACCTGCGGGAACTCAATGGCCTTGGTGCCACCCTGGAAAGTTCCAGGCTCACCACCGAGACCTGTGTTTGCTACACCCATGTCCATATCGGCCAGCGTCGAAAAGACCAACTGCTGCTCGATATCGAAGGGCCAACGATGATGGGCCAGCGATCTGACAGGACCGTCAACACCCGCTGCATATCCAGCAGCCTGCCACAGGTTGCAAAGATAGAGCAAGGCTCTCTCAAAGTTGCCTGTGGTAGGTTCAGTCACACACGGGACCAGTTCTGCAATCTGATCCCCAAACCCAATGCCACGTACCGGTTCAATGGTACGGCTCTGGGTCGGACTGAACGTACTGAGCACGCCCATCTGATGCATTGCCTGCGTATTTCCATAGTGAGGAGTAAGAATCCTCACCTTCTGTGACACCGCAGTCCTAGTGTTGGGGGACGTACCAAAGTCGTAAAGGTACGACTTTCCACCGACACCTGAATCAGCAGCGTTGTCGGTGTTGGTGGGTCTGGTTTGTGCATTAGCATCCGCCATGGGAACCTCCTATAAGCTCTCCTCATCACAGGGGCTTTATAGGCAGTCCAACGAACCCCAGGAAAGGAGAGATAGAGCGGATATAACCACCCTTGCTCTACCTATAGGGCTGGAAAGAAGGAATACCGAGAAAGAGGCAAGAAATCAGAAAGAAGCAGAGATCTTCAGGAAGGTTTCATCATTAGTAAGATTGCCCACTGAGGCTTTCTTAAACAAATCCACCCACCTTTCAGCCTTATTGGGAGACTGCTTGCGAATTGCCTCAACCACCATTGGGAAGCGGCCACTGTTCTCAATGTAGTCTGCCATACGACGAAGATGATGAGCGAACAACTCACCCATCTCCAAGCATGACAATGCCAGAAGAACAGTTGTAGCAAGGCGGGCTTCCTCGTCATTCCCAGGCATCCCACCATCCTCCATGAGAAGGGTCACACTACTAATGAGAGTAGTAGAATTGGATGCATCCACCTTCTTCTTGGCCCTCTCATAAAGATCAGCGGACCCTACCCGATGTTCACGAACCCACGTTGTTGAAGCCTCCACCCCAGGACTCTGATGCCTGACATTAGATACACCACGGGAAGGGGCAAAGGAATCCTCCAAAGTACTGCACCCAACCAAGAGATCATTTCCGAGATCCTGACCAGTGCTCTCATAGCTGGTGCTCACCGCAGACAGGAAACAGGTTGAGAGCCCCCTGCTGCCAATACGACCCGAGAACGGAACCTGAACATCTTGACTCATGTCTTCAGGCATCCCCACAGGAATGATCTGCTGCTGCACCTCTTCACCCTTCTGATCCCCAATGCGTTCAATCACGGCACACAGAGACATGACCCGACTTGCAAGCCCGTAGGTAGAAGAGATCTCCTTGAGGTCTCTTTCTGCTGCCTTTTGGACAGGACCTCCCAGACCCATGTCCCTCGTAGACTCCAAATCCTCAATCTGTCCACCTGCCCACAAAAGAGCAGAGAGACCTGGGGGAGTCTCAAAAACCTGTGCAATGTCCACCTTGACGGAACCACCTGCCCAATTGAAGGTAATGCTCTTGGGTCGGTTCAGGCTCGTCTCACCGTTATCAGTCAAGAGGATGGACTTACCCTCCCACACGGTCCCAACGTCCTGCGTTTGACCCTTCTTCTTGCCTCCCATGCCAATGGTAGCTGTCACATCCACTTGTACGGGCTGCTGGACAGCACTGAAGAGCTTCAAGGACATGCTAGCCACATCCTCACGCACTCCTACCATCTCACTCACACCACCTGTGCGGCGAGCCAGAGAGGCCAAGAAGCGATCCTGGGAAGCTGCCCCGATCCCAAGGACATGTATTCGGGAACACGCAGCAGATGCCTGCTCAATGATCGGGCCTGTACCGAAGACCTGCCCATCAGTCATCAGGAAGATGTCTCCACCGGGACCACCAAGAACCTCAACAGCTTCCCCAAGACCCTTAGCAAGTTCCGTACAACCATTAGTGTTCAGTGCTTCAAGCCACTTCCTTGCCAAGCGGCGATTGGACTCCGTAGCGGTAGCCATCTTCCTGTCAAAAACATCCGTAGTAGACCCAAAGCGGACAATGCCAAACTCATCCTTTGGATCTAGGCCCGCCAACATGGCATCCAGAGCCGCCTTAGCACGCTCCAAGGGAACTCCCCGCATAGACCCCGAAGTGTCCACAAGGAAACACACTCTCCGAGGAGCACCCTGTGCTTTCGGAAGGGCATTCGATGGAACCACAGCAGTCCAATGAGGTGCCTTTTTGGGGAGCTTCTTGTCTACCATCTTATCCACGAACAATGTTGGGACAGCTTCCCTTGCAGACACATCAATAACAAGATCCCGGTTTGGTGTCTCCATATCCGAAGCCATCTCCACCGTGGCAGACCCATCGTCATTCGGGGTCACACTAATCCGGTGGGAGGGTGAAGACACCGTCCCCAACGTGCCACCTGGCTCCATCTTCATCTGAAAGGAAATCTGGTGAAGGCCCTTCGTACCTGACTTCCAGTCGGGAAGGAGGATATCCCCGAAGATGTCCTCAGGCAGTTCGAGCTTACCTGTCGGAGTGACTTTCGCCTGTGCATGATAGGACGGGGCCAACGTAAAGGGGAAGCGGAAACGGAAGGATTCATCCTTCACGTCCACCCCAGAGATGGCATCAACAATGACTGTGATCTCTTCATCGGGCCTTACCTGACCCACAGACAAAGTCACAAGACCATCCGAAGAGGTCTCAGCCAGAACGGAGAGGTGCCCATTGTCGATGCCTTGCTCATATTCCTTACGAGCATCCTCTCTGGGGGACAACTTGGACTCAATCTCAAAGTCCTCCCCCTTAACAATGAACCGACGAAGTGTTCCGTTACGAGGCAGCATAAAGACGTACAACGCCTCCAAGGGCTTGTCTGTGGAACACTTGAACCGGTGGGTGGATCGCAGAAGTGCTCCTGCGGGGCTCACCTGACCGGCCAAATGAAGGTGCTGCATAGAAAGGGCAATGGGCTGCCGGGTCTGTGCATCCAAGAGCACGTTGCCGTGCAAAGGGTTTGGCATAATCTGTGGCATGGGTTGGTCTCCTACTCTGTGAGTTCTTTTTTGAATACCCTAAGGGACTTCATAAGGGCAGCGTGTTTGTCGGGGCTGATCCCCACTCGTTCCATGACTTGTATATTCTTATCCACCTCGTAAGCTGTCCAAGAAGCCCTTGGAGGCTCCCCCTTTAGCTTCCATTGAGGAGTTGAAAAATCATAGTCAAAGGAAAAAGGAAGGATGATGGTGTGGTCAGGGTCCTTCTCCATCAACTCCAGTTGGTCAAGCAGCTTCTGGATGTTCTCTAATGGAAGACCCTGTTCCTTACCTCCTTTGATCCTGGTTAGGGTCTTCAGATGATCCTCTGTGTAGTGTGCGGTACGACCCTTTCCCACAGGAGAGGACAAAAGCCCCTGTGAGATGTAGTAACGGATCGTCCGTGCTGTGGTGCCTGATTTCTCGGCAAGTTCGGTTAGGTTGTAAGTCATAGGGTTCCTCACGGCTTGTTCTGATGAGGACGATACTAGAACTGTCACGTTCTGTCAACTACTACTGTCAAGTTTCTGATAAAAAAGTTCACTTTTAATGGTTCAAACCGTGTCTGGATCGGGTAATAAGAGAATCACGGGGCATTAAAGCCCCCAACACTGAGAAGGAGTCTCAACATGACACCGAACATCCAGAGCCGGATCGAAGACCTCATCGCCAAACTGCAAGACCTCGAAGGTGATGCGGAAAAGCATGATGTCAAGAAGCAGAAGGCCGCAGGGCCCCGGATCCGCAAGACACTTCAGGAGTGCAAGAAGAGCATGGACCTGATCCGCAAGCAAATCCTTGAGGATCAGAAGTCCTGGTAGCCCTCCCCCAAACCCTCACCACACCTTTCCCTGCATTGTGCATCCATTCTAGGCTTAGCCTACTTCACCTTCGGGTTGTATGTGCCTGTAGGAGGTGAAGTATGGCTCGCTTCAAGTATGTCCCATATAACGAGGACAGAGAGACACAAAAGATAGAAGAGCGTGCCGCACGTCGTAAGGCTAGGGATGAGGAAATCGATTACGAGACCCCAGACTGGAGATTTGGGGATCTCAAGCCAGAGTTTCCTGAGTTCGAGTCTCTAGAAACATTCATTGAATCCCTAATGGAAGATGAGAGAGATTCCTACACCTATCAGGAACTAAACTGCTTGAACCGCAGGCTGAAACTCTCACATCGAGAAATCGTGGGTGCCTTGAAAGACTATGGTCTTCATCTACAACGTCGGGAAAAGCCTAGGCCATTTAGAGGAGCAGGACACTCCCCTTACACTAGGTACGCAGGAAACCCCATGGCAGGCGGAAGTGGGGGCAACTGTATCATGGGCCTCGCAGATCCAGGCTGACAAACAAAGGAATTTGGCATGTTCATTACTAAAGCTTACAAAGTCTTCACTCACGATCTTAGGTCTCCCATCCGAGGTGGTGAGCCTGTATGGGACGGTACGCTCCCTTACACGCTCCCTACCGTGGAAGTAGATCCTTCTGATGAGGAGTGCGGTGCAGGGTGGAACGCTTGCCTTAAGGCACACGTAGCACTGAGCATCGCAGGGCTGTGGCCTAGTGGGCGTCCGTCAAGACTCTTTAGAGTCGAGACCAACGAAGAAGTCTTTAAACGGGAAAATAAGATCCGATCCTCTTCTTGGACTATCACAGAAGAGATCCTAGACATTGAACCGTTCCTGCTCAAAATGCATAAACCTTTCGGGAATCTTCTCAAAAAGGAGTTAACCAAAGAGGTTCTATTGTGGCGTGAAGCATTGTCCCGGCCTGTGCAGGACCCTGAAAAAGTCCAGCAAGGGCTCCGACAGGCTCTGGATGCCAGAGGTCTCCATGATTGGGAACTCAAGGAGTTCGATTCTGTAAATAATCTTCTAGGTGTCTGGACCGCCAGGGACACATGGAAAGCCAGGGCCGCCATGAACGCCAGGACCGCCTGGAACGCCAGGACCACCAAGAACACCTGGGCCGCCAAGAACACCTGTGCCGCCTGGGACGCCGGGGACACCAGGGCCGCCAGGGCCGCCCTTATGGTTTGGGTGGCGGCCAAGAAAGGTTGGATGGAAGAGGATCCCAATCTATTAACGGTGGGCATCAGGGATGCTTACCAAAACGGCTTAGAGATGGTTATCCCTGTTGGGGAGAGAACTCTTGGCTGGGTGATGGGAAACTAACTCCCCCATATAACTTTTAGAATGAGGATATGATATGGCATTCTTCGGCGTAACACTAGAAGAGCTAGAAAAAGTCTGGGCACATCCCAATGCAGACAGGTTGGACCTTGCCAAGGTAAAGGGGATGAACTTTCAGTTTGTTGTCCTCAAAGACACCCACCAAGCCGGTGAACAAGTTCTCTACTTCCCCGTAGACAGCTTGCTACCTGTGCCTGTGATCGAAAAGCTAGGGCTCGTAGGCAGACTTTCAGGCAAGGACTGCAACCGGATCAAAACGGTCAAGCTGCGTGGACAGGTGAGCCAAGGGCTCGTTTGTCGCCCTGAGACTGTTCTGGGGGAACATTGGGAAGGGCTGGACCTCTCTGCTGATGCTTTGACTGAACACTTGGGTGTAGAAAAGTATGAACCTGCCCCAAACGACACAGGACACTGTATCCTATATGCCCTGCCAGACAGCGTGGGTGTCTATAACATTGAAGGAGCCGACCGCTTCCCTGACATTGCACAACAAATGATGGACATTACCGTCCATGTGACAGAGAAGCTTGAGGGCTCCAACTTTGCTGCTGTCCGCACAGTAGATGGTGAGATATACTTCTGCCAGCATCAGAACCGGATTGAGGAAATCCCTGGTAAGGCAAATGTTTACTGTGACACCGCCCGCAGCATGGGTGTTCCTGACATCCTAAAGGACCTGGCTCAAGCCTTCCCCGACGAACAGCTAGTGCTGCGAGGGGAGCTTATTGGGCCGGGTATCCGCAAGAACCTTTACAGGCGTATCCACACTGAGTTCAGGTTCTTTGATCTTCAGGTGGGTCGGGATTACCTCCCCCCTGAGCAATTTGTAGGGTATCTACCAGAATGCCTTCGAGTTCCCGTGTTGGCCTCTGGCATTACTTTACGAGAGTGGTTAAATGGAAGGACCCTCCAAGAAGCTAGCAATGGTCATAGTGTGCTGCGCCCTGAAACTCGCCGTGAGGGTATCGTGGTGAAGACCATGGAAGAACTGATGGGGTCCTTTGATGGGGGCCTTCACCGAATGTTCCTTAAGCAACGGAGCCCTGAATACCTCTCCAAAGAAAAGGACTAACATGAAAGACACACAGAAGCGAGCGGCCCTTGCCCTTGTGCTCAATGAAGAAGGTAAAGTCCTGCTGCTTCGCAGAGGTCCCACTGCCCCTACTGAAGCAGGCATCTGGGCCATACCAGGTGGTATGGTTGATGAGGATGAAGCCCCAAAGGATGCTGCTAGGAGGGAACTGAAAGAGGAATCAGGTCTAGGAGCTTTTTCCTATGAACACATCCTTCAGCAAAAAGAGTCGGGTACTCTCATAGATGTCTTCAAGCTCAAGGTCGTAGCCACTGGACAAGTAGTCGTGTCATGGGAACATGATGCCTACGGGTGGTTCAATGCACAGGATATGCCTGAAAACACAGGCCCCATTTCAAAGAAGCTCATTAAGGAGTATGCAACATGAAACGTCTATTGCCAGTATTAGTGGGCATCTTTTGGGGTGCTGTTTCTCTAAGCGGCTGTGGTGGACAAGAAAAGCCCGTGGTCTCAACGGTAAGGGACACGCAAATTGTATCTGGGGAATTATGTGCCACCGGTTTACGCTTCAACCCCTGCACTGGAGTACACGCCCTATGCACAGATGGCCAGGTAATCTTTTCTGCAATGCATCCCATGATACCGGACGGGACCATTACCATCAAGGAATGGCAAGAAGCAGAGAAGTTCCTAGCAAAGATCCATGCACACCTGAAAAGGGAAGTCAATCACACCCCCCCTCAATGTGGAACTCGTTAGAGCTATTGATCACTGTGTTGACAGGGCTTTCCCTGGCATAATCAACGTCCAACAGAAAGGCTCACAAACCCCTCAGAAACCGTAATAGTCCCGCAGACCTTCGCTATGTGAATGGCCAACCTTACCACAGTCTCCTTAGTATCAAAGCGCCTCAGAAGGCCCTCCACTAACTTGTCTAGGGGCATCCTGCTACGGGGCTCCTTGCTTGACCACACCATGTGGGACACAACACCGCCGACTCCGATGGGGGGAGTTATCAAAGCTTTGCCCTCAAAGAATTTAGTCCGGCTTTGACCTGCTCCGCAGGGACAACCTGAAGGGCGGCGAGTATAAAGTTCTCGGACATCGCGTCAAGACCGGCAAACCAGTCACATGAAACATCCCCACTCTCAACACCCGTAACGGTCATCATAGGACCACCACTCATAAGTTCCACAACATCCCCAACTTTAAGGCTAGAGGATGCATAACGTGCTGCCCCTGTAGGATTTTCTTTGTCTGTCATATCTTTTCCTCTCCAACTTTCTTAATCGGGTCAAAAGGCCACAAGGTAGGCTTCTTCAAGCTTTCCTTGTGTTCCTCTTCAGACATCGCCAGATCCTTCTGGACGACCTCTATGATCTTAGCCCTGACTTTAGCCAAGGTCTCTTCTGAAGGATTATCACCATTGTAACTAGCTCGAATCACGACTTTTTCCATGGGAACTCCTTGCAAGATTCTTCCCTTACTCTACCGGCCTTCACAACCAAACATAACACTGGACCCAAACACAGCAGCCCATTCAGCAGCATACAGGGTCACCTGCTCTACATTATCATACCCCTCTTCATCAGGCTTCATGTTGCCCTCCGAATCAGGGGACACCCAACAATCCAGCTTCAGGCGGGAGTCAAGCTCACGGTAGTCCACAGGAGTTGACGGTTCCTCATCTTCACAGGGCTGGAAATACTCTTGAATGGCATCCTCGTGCCGCCCCTCCTGTACGAAGTACTCCCGCAAATGCTTGTCTGCATCCTCACGGGAAACGGCGGCGATCCAATACTGATCGGAAGGGTCCATGAAGACCTTCAAGGTCTCGTCTGCTTTCTCCATAGCGGACGTGACCTGTGGTCCGTACCACTTACCCTCGAACTTACTAGCGAACGTGTTGGGACTTGGCATGAGAATCTCCTTAGTTGTTTCTAATAGGTCTACCCTAAAGCCCACCCTAAAAATAAAAAAGGCTTAGCGGAAAGATTTATCGGGTAGACCTTGCACATTAGGGTAAAGAACACCAATGGCGTTCAGAAGAACCATCGCAAAGGAGACACCCATGAGCCCCATCATTCCGCATTTCGACCCTGTTCAACAAAGCAAAGATCTGGATCTCTCCCAAGTGACAGACCGCTTAAAGTTCTGGAAGCGAGTCCGACGAGGTTCCAATGACCCCCTCCAACTTGACATCGTCCAGATTACCCCCGAGTTTATCCGATTCTTGGAAAGCCAAGGAGAGTACACGACTCTTCCTGATGGCAGCCGGAAGATCCTGGCCAATGGGAAAGAAGAATGGAACCCACACCTCCTCATGAAGAACCGACGTCGTGATGGAGCCTCTCCCTCTCTCAGGGCATACAAAAATGTCATGCGGGAAGACCGGTGGCACCAATCTGTAGGGATCCCCTTCATGTACAATCAGAACGGGGTCGTGGTGAATGGCTATGGGCGTATGCATTGCGTCAAGGAAACAGGCAAAGCACAGGACTTCCTGCTGAGGGGCCCTGTAAGCAGTATCGATGTTTCCTTGGTTGACGGAGCTACTGGACGCACTCCCGCACAGCAACTAGCTATCGTGGCAGCAGTTGACAAGGCACCCCTCTTCTTTGAGACACTCAAGTGCCTCCGAAACTACGTCATCGGGAAACCCCTCCCCTGGGCTGAGACCGGTAGAGAACTCAACACCCTTTCCATGATCTACCGAGACATCTACATGGATCTCCTCCCCTCCATCAGAGTAGGGAAGGCATACGGGGCATTCCGACAAGGCCCCGTTCTCGCAGCCTTCATATGGGCTCTCAATGCCTACGCCCCCAGTCAGATGGAGTACCGGGCAATTCGGGAAGTATTCTGGCCCAAGCTCATCAGCAATGACATGCTGATCCCAAGGTCAGCCCTCCACACGCTGTTTTTGACCAGTCAAAGCGGACAGACCCGGACCATCACAGATCGCCTCAATCTCATGCGCTACTGCCTACATGGGCTTGATGCGGCTATCCCAGGCCGAGAGGTCAGGACACTTTCAGCCAAGAAGGCATTCCCCCGCTTCGACACAGACCAACGCAACTTGCAAACCTACAAGAACCTCCTTGCTTCCGTCAAGGTCATCTAAAAACTGGGGGGGTCATGCCACACAGAACCACATCGAATACCTTGACTCTGACAGACTTCATTCTCCGTAAGCTGTCCGATTTCAGGGAAGAGAATTGTCACAATGACTCTGCCATGGGGGCACTCTTCGGGAAAAATCTTCACTACTGGGGAACCCTGTGGGAAAAGGGGATCAGAGAAGCAGATCTTTTCTGGAAAACCGAGCAGGGGGCTGCCAGCCAGCCCCCCACCAGGACTGAGGTGCCCCTCCCCTCAGCACCTTTGGAAGGGACGAAGGGGGCTGTCTTATCCGACACCTTCATCCCTGTAACCGAAAGTATCCATACGATTTCCAGCATACAAGTCACGGAAGACCTGGGTTGTTTCCCTGCAACCCTTAAGGCTCTCATCAACAGGAAATGGCTTGTTCTTCTGGGGCAGACTAAGAAAAGCAATGGCAAAAAGCTTTACAACAGGGACATCTATATGATCCACCACCATGAAATTCTGGCCTACCTAGAGGAACTACAGGTAAAGAAGAGAGGGGGGCCCTCCGCAAAAGGACAACCCCTTAACCTTCTGGAGGAGATCAACAAACCATGAGTGTACCCATTCAAAGAGCTTTGCACTTATGTGCCTCTGCACGGAATCATCTGGGGGTCTGCCAACGGCGAGTTTCAGAAGCTATGCAAGAAATGGCCATCAGGGAACAGGAGCTTGCAGAAGCCTATGACACCTCAGGGAAAGACTTCACAGAAGACCCCAGTGGTGCCGAAAAAGTGCGGCTACGCCCTGCGAGCCGCACCAAAGCCCCTACCAAAATGCAGGAGCCTACTCAGGGAACTATTGCAGCCCTGATCCGGAAGGTTCTGCTCAATGGTCCCGCCTCTGGCATGACCCTCTCTGAGATCCATGCTGGAACAGCTTGTCTAAAGGCTGATCGTGGAAAGCGTGACCGCCCTGCCAAGCCCGAGGAAGAACTGCCAAGAGGGTCCGTATCTTCGGTTCTATCCACAGGGCTCAAACCAGAGAAAAACTACTGGAAGAGATCTTCCAGCCGTTACTGCATCCGCTACTTATAGAAAGACAGGGCTCCTGAAGCCCCAAAAAGAAACCCCAGAACCCAACCCAAAAGTCCAACCCAAAATAAAGGCTTAGCCCGCCCTCCTATCGGGTTGTACTATTAGACGAAAGACAGGAGTTGCAAGATGACTGTGATCTGGGAAAAAGATGGCTGGAAAATCTCGCAGAGGAAGGGCCACAGTCCGACTCTGAGCGGTGGTGACGAAATTGAGGTGGGAATCTTTGGCTCCCACGAAGGGGTTACAACCCTCTCCTTTGAAGTTCTGGCAGACTACGAAGGGTTAAACACCCGCTACGTGCCCCTGGATGTGCTGGAAAAATACATCGAACTTGCCAGGGAAACAACCGAAGGCTGATTCCCTTAGGCTTAGCCAACCCTCCTTTCGGGTTGTATCCGCAGAGGGACTTCCCCTCCCCCTTTAGGAGAAAAGCATGAAGTGGCTGAAATCCCTCAGAGCGCAACCTGGTGACGAGGCAGACCCACAGATCGGGGTGAACCGGATGTGGATGCGCTGGCTTGTGCTCGTGATGGTGGCTGCTATCTTGTGGGTCGTATTCATCATTATCAAACTCATTGCGTTCCTGTCATGTAACTGAAGCTGAAGGGGCTCGTGCCCATGGAGAAACCATGAAAAAAACCAAGAAAGGCAGTCCACAAAACCACCCTCCCTCAAACCTCACGGGCATGGCAATGTCTGTGACCGAAGTGGTGCAAGGGGAGTCCGTTGTAGGCTGTGTCCTGTGTATACGGGAAGCGCCCCATGTCACGACACAGCAGGAAACACAACAGGTAGACAAAATTGCCATCGAATGGTTCAGGACAGGGAAAGTGCCTGCCACCTCAACAAAGTGGTTCCTCAAGAAGGTGCCGCCGGGAGCAATCCAGACGATGGAACACTTAACCGAGTACCTCACAAAGAATCTGACTCCCGTTGGGTAGGTACTGTGAGGGGACCCGATGGTAGGTGATTACAAGGGGTTTGTGTAACCCCTTGTAATCATTGGATTATAAACTACTGCGAAGATGGAACGTAAGAATTATGTATAAAAGTGGGAAAACTGGTGCCCAGTAAGCCTCTACTTCTGCGGTTGTAGGATCGTCTGCCGAGATATTCGCCTTGATGTTCTGGTAAGCAGCGATGATCTTGGCATGTACAAGGCCCTTCATCATCATGGCCAGCCGACCTTCAATCTGTGACAAGATACCTGGCAAGAACTTAATCCCAATGAAGTTATCCAGGGTGCCTCGTGCCTGCCTTTGGACTTCGTCGGCAATCTGGATGACTGTCGGCGTCTTCGTCAGGATGTTGCTCATATCGGTTGTCAGACCGTGGCGAACCCTGAGGAACGGTGGGCGGCCTTCCATGACCGTCACACCCTTGACTGCCACCACATTCTGCTGTACCGCATCCATAGTGCGTCCAAGCTGGGTAAACCCAACCAACTTACGCCCTGTCCATGGAGTTGCCACATCAACATTCGGGCTCACCACCGACCCTGCCAAAGCAGCGGCGATGTATGTACCGTCAATCAACTCCTCACGAGAGTTCCCGAAGTTATCCGTGAGGGTAAGGACTGCCATGTCAGGATACACAAGCCGCATACGTGCGGCACCCAAGGTCTGTGCCATCACCCCTGCTTGCTCAGGAGTGGTTCCGGCAGAAGTACCCACGATGCTGGTACGTTCCGACCTGTATCGGATACTGGACTGGATATCATTCGACTTCTTAAGGATCTGGTACAAGGCCGTCGAATCACCCCGCAGTAGCGTAATGATGTCTGGCTGTGCCTGACCCGGAAGGACACCCTCCAACTCTCCTATAGCTGCTCGGTAAGTAGCCAAGCTAGCCTGCTCCGAATCCTCTTCCTTCTGCACCTGTTTGATGCCCACAAGAACCGCACCATTGATAATGGCAAGGTATGCGGCAAGGCTAACCGGATTATCTGGAGTAGCCGCACCGTAAGCTTCCTCAATGGCAGACACCTTCGTGAAGAAAGCAGTCTCAAAGCTAGGCTTCGTGTAGTTGTAGGTCACGTAGTAAAGGTCACCAATAGCCGGTTCCACACCCCCACGCTCGAAGGACTGCACGAGGCTCGTGTCCCCAATGGCGACGTTGACCGTGTTGTCTACCCGAAGCTCCAACCCCGGCAGCGCATTGTGCGGGATGTTGGCGTCACAGGTGTAGGTCTTAGTGACGTTGAATCGGAACGTAGCATTACCACCAGTTGGGTAACTGACCCAAGGACCATTCTGGTTAGACGCCCAACCTCTCGGGAGAATGGTGAAGGTCAAGCCTGTCACCTCATCCCGGTAGGTCTGTCCAACCACACCGTCTTGGCCTGTGCCGTTGTTCAGGATTGATTCATCCACCGACCCCGAACCGTTGGGGTTTGAAGAGATAACGAAGAAACCATCCAGAGCGGCCTCTCCTACACCACCGTCACCAGAAGTAACCCCCAAGCCCGTGTCATAGCGTAAAGCGTTGGCGATACTCTGGAAGGTGTCTAGCAGTGCCACTGTCGATGAAGCACCCAAGTTACCCACGATGACAGGAGCATCCTGCAAGTAGAGGTACTCTTGCCCTGCTGCATCAATCTCAATGCTGGCAATAGCCACATTAGCAAAGATGGTCGTAGCACTCTGAAGTGTATTGGCCATCCAACCAGAGAAGGACCCTAGGTTGAAGTTTGCCATCAAAGCACTGGCTGTCAGACGTGCTGTAGGCTGAACCCTCAAGAAGATTCCACCACCGGAGAACCCAAGAGCACTGTTGGCGCTTCCCGATCCCATGGTGATACGGCTTGTACTATCGAACCGCTGGGAAACAAGCCTGATGCCCGTACCTTCCTGCCTCACAACCCCGTCTGCAAAGATGGTAGCTGCGTTGCCCAAGGGGGCTCCTGGAACGGCTGCGATAGCATCAATGATCTGGTCAAGAATCGACCCGTTACTCGCACCACTTACGGGTCCAAGCGGGGTCGCTGTGCCCGCCGCTACAGAGGTGAAGCTCACCGTGACGGGAATCCCGTCAATCTCAAAGGAGAACTCATCATTAGCCGAAACGGTTCCAGTACCATCGTAGAAGGTAACCAGAGGTTCAGCACTAGCGTTCATCCCCCCAGAGAATCCAAGGTGACCAACAGTCGTAGCTGCTCTGACGGTTGCTACTGCACCGGCTGTGCCGTAGTCACCCGTAGCAAGACCCGCTTTGGTATTACTGGATTTGATCGTTAGGCCCGTCTGTGCCACGAGTTGTTCGGGATACAGAGAGCCACCATTACCCGGCAGCAAACGGCTGCGAAGAATAAGGCGGTCATAAGCCTTCGTAGAACCCGTTGCGGGAACCTCGTAAGTTCTGGCAATGGGACCCTGAACGAGAGCCGCTTGCCCACCACCCGCTGCTGCTGCGGTATCCAGTCCTGCGAGGACACTGAAGTCCGCTGCATCTGTGGCAGCGTTGAGGAACTGAAGGTAACCAGTCTCATCGACACCTGGAAGCTGAATACGGAATTCCAACTTAGCATCAGCATTGGCTACAACTTCAACAACAAGACCTGCGTGTGCAGGGCTACCGAGCACTATGAGAGCGACGGCAGCAGCAACCTGCGTTTGAACCTCTGTTGCCAGAGCATTCGGGGTAGCGAAAGGACCGTCACCCAAGTCGGCTGTAATTGCACCTGTTGCTCCACTGGTGTCACCAACAAAGGCAAGGTGGAACTTGTCATGGCTACCTGCTGCCAGAGTGACTGGGCCATCAAAGGCAGTTGCAGAAGTCATTGCAGCCCGACTGACTGGATTGTAGATGTGGTAAGGGTCTGTGTTGACCGGAGCAACCGTCCATATGGCACTCAGAGTCGCCACACCGGTTGTTCCATTGTAGGCAGAGATTGTCCTGGTCTCACCTGCGGTACCAGCACCACCGTTACCCAAGACCACTCGCCAACCAACGTAAGCATTGGTCACATTAGAACGACTGGCTACTTCAAGGGTGATTGTGGCTGCCCCACCACCTGTTGCCAAACCACCGTGACCACCTGCGGCCTCGTTGATGGCATCAGAGAAGAAGCTAATGTCCACGTCGTTGGCTGTCCCCGTCTTCACAGGAACATCTACACCATCCGTAGAGATAATGAACTCTTCGGAAGTCGTAACATCATAGGATTCACCCACGGTGCCCACGGTGCCACCCGTGTAATTGATCTCATCACCCACGAGGCTGGCGAAAAATCCCGAGTCATGCCCCGAAGGATTCATCAGGTCAAGACCAGCACTGTTCGTAATCTCATTGCTCCGCACCTGAATGCGGAGATGGTCGGAATAGTCAGGAATGAAGGAATAAGGCCCATAACCAGCCACAGAGTACTTGGCGGGCGTAGCTACCTTGCTACCGAACTCTACGGTCACGATTTCCTCAACTGGACCAGAGAAGTCATCACCAGACACGCTCTCAAAGCGAAGATCAGGCTTCAACTCGGAACCAGAGGGGAACTCGACGGTAACACCGATAAGGTTTGAGCCCTTGGTGCTGTTATCAAAGAACGGACCGTAAACGTCCTCCCCAGCCTTATCTGCCACAGAGTATGTACCCGTGCCAGACATCCCAGGATTCACGCAAGTCAGCGTGTAGACATTGTCTGTAAGCTGGTTGTAGTAGAAGGAACCGTAAACCACAGCCCCTACTGGAACGACCTCATCCAGAGTGATGACCGTATCCTCAACCTTTGTGACTGTGACAGGACCTCTATCCAGGGCATCCTGCACATCGAAGCCCCAGTACGCCTTGACCAAGTCAGGACGATTGGTGGGAAGGTCAATACGACCGTTGCTCACCGTCTGGAACAGGCTGCTACCCAACGGGGTGTTTCGACCGTTACCCGTAGTCGGGGAAAGGGGAAGCTGGAAGGAAGTCTTGCTTGCTACCGAAGTCCCACCGCTACTGGTAGTGACTGGGGTACAAACCGACAGGAACGTCTGATTGTCGATCAGGGTTGCGGTGATTTGTGTATCATCAAACCGCTCTGAGCCCACAGAGTTTGCACCACTTTCAATAGTAGCTGCGGTTCCCCACAGAATCTTGTCATCCTGAAGGATGAAATCAGTTTCCTGTGTGTACCCAGAACCACCGGGAACGTCCCCACAGCGGGTCACGCTCTGGATGTTAATGTGGGCAAGGTAATCGAAGGTGTCCTGCCACGCATTGAAGTAGTAAGTGACCGTGACTGTGGAGGATGCCTTGGGAGCCTGTGTCAGAGCCACCGCACGGGTTGTGCCCACCACACTCGTGGGGATAACTTGCGTGCCATTCACCTTAACTGTGATGTGGGAAGGATCCGTGGTCGCCACACCACCATTGGAACCATCAACGATGGGTCCTTGGAAGGTGTAGAAGGTTGCCACTCGTGCATCTGCCTGCCCCGTCAGGAGCCCTAGCAGACCATTAGCCGTACCCTCATTGACCACAATGCTATGATCAGCGTTCAGGAGCAATGCAGAGGCCCCATAGTTGTTAGTAAAGGAAGAAGCCGTCAGGGTTCCCACATTGGCTGCGGTAATCGCTGCGGCCACCTGAGCCATCGTGTAGTCAACCCGGGGCGGGATAACAATTGGATAGTCGGTGCTGTCCACCGTCAGGTTTAGGATATTATTGCTCTCCACGACCACGGCACCATTGGCGTCCGTGATATCCCCGTGGAAGTCCAGCACCGCAGCGGTGCCACTACCACCACCAACACTACCTGGAGAATCGGTGTCCAGAATACCAGAGGCACCCTGAATGACTGCCGGGTCAGGGTCAACCTGGTCTGACAGGTCATCCGTAATCAAGGTATCAGTCCTGTTGAAGAAGGATGTTACCAGCACGACTTGGCTAGGCTGCGGGGCCTGTGCCAACTCGACGATACCGGTAGCCCCTACAACAGAGCGGACAACTATGGGCTCACCATCAAGAGTGACACTTACGTCACCCCTACTATTGGTGGTACGTCCAGTGCCGTCACCTGTTACAAGTGGGTAGTTACGAACTTGGACTTTGGTCAAGACCCCATCAAAGTTCCCAAGAGTCACCTGACCAGCCTGGGAAATACTGACAACAGCACGTCCCGACATGTCTTCATCAACACGCCGCTGATCAATGGTTGAGGACGAGCCTCGAACCATTTCCAGGTCCTCTTGAACCAGCAACTCGCTGCCCTCTCCGACAAATACCGGAATCTTGAGGGTTTCTAGCGAGACCCCAATAGGGCTGCCTTGCTTGGTCTGAGTGTAAGTTCCGGGGGGGGCGTATGCACTACCTGGGAAAGCCATATGGATACCTCTCATTCGAGCCGCTTACTGCGGTGTTCAGTTCAACCACCACTGTTTGTCGATTCGTCTGTTCCCATATAACCAGCCCCAAAAGGCGGAAAGTCAGCTCAAGTACATGTTGTCAGTCCATCCTGCTGTTCACATTTAGCTGGGCCTAAACCCAGGGTTTACCGCTCATCGGACGGTGGAGAGGAAGTTTCCCTCTTCTCTTGTAGGCTCTCCATAGCCAATCTATTGATGGTATTTGCCCTTGTATGGACACCCGTTTCTTCCGTGGACATCGCCCGATAGGTGCCATCAGGGTTCCTAGAAAGGTCTTCAGGGTTCACACCCGTCTCTGCCAGTACCTTTTTCTTGTCTGTCACACGCTTCTCCGCAACATGCCAACCTTCTTTGGCAGACTTGCCAATAGCACGGTCAGCAATGACGTCAATCTCTGACACTCCTGTGTTCTGTGGTGCAGGAGTACCGTCCGTATCAGGGTTGAAAACAACCCCCACGTCATCTGGCAGAATCCTTGCAGCATCCTCCTCACAGCCAGGACAAGCTTGAGGCTTGTCACAGTTCTCAATTCGGGCAGATGCCTCAAAACGGATGCCACACTCGCACTGGAAGGCGTATAATGGTGCCATTAGCGAATCACCTCGTAAGTCTTGGTTCTATCCTTGAAGAAGGGGTCCTCAACAGACTGGAGTCCCAATGACTCCGTTACCCTCAAATTGTTCTCAAGGGTAGCAACTGCCTCATCAGTAAGGCCAGCAGCAACCCGTGCCTGCCCCACTGTCAAGAAGGCAGCATTGCGAAGATAGATATTCAAAGGAACATGAACTTCCCAATTTGTCCGTGCTGTAACGCTCAGGGAAGCAGAATAGAAATAGTCGTCCCCATTATCATCGTAGGGTTCCTCGGACTCGCCCCCTAAGGAGACATCCGTAATCTCAATCCCCTCAGAGGATAGGGCTGGACGCAAGACACTCCACATCCAAATGGTAGTGCGATCAGCAATCTCTTCCTGTGAGTAAAGATCCCGTGTTGTGATCTCAATCTCAAGGTTCAATTCCCATTGACCACCGTAAGCCATTGCTGCTGGACGACGCATGTCTTGCACCACAACAGCCATCTTGTCCCCGACTTCTGTTCGGGGGCCAAAGGCCAACACCACACCAGGGATAGCCCTGTTGTTAGCAAACCCTTCTTGATACTCATGAGGTCCCGTAGAAGTACCAGCATAACGATAGTCTGCGGACAATGTGCGGCCACCTGTAAGAGACTGAACCAGGATAATCTCCCCTGTGGGAGCCCCACTTGGATCAAGGGTCAATGTATAGTTGGTACCTTCCACCAACTGGTAATTGGCAGGCAACTCAAACAAGCGGAGTGTTCCTGACACAGGAGCATTTTGAAGCTGCCCTGTCAGAGTATCGATCATCGTCACAGGTTCAGAATAGACATCCAAAAGGGGGTCTACATAGAACTCACCGTCAGCCGTAATCTCCATAAAGTAAACACCAGGCAAGGAAGGGAATTGGCCTAAATTCTTCTGCGTAGCAATAGAATCTTCCCGAACCCACTCAATTGAGAGTCCCGGTGAATCCCCTACCTTAGCGAGGTACACATAAGAACGGATGATCCCAATGAAGTTATCCGCAGACAGATCGATCCGACTGCCCCCTGATGTCTTGACAACAATGCTTTCTTGTGGGCGCTCCCTAAAGCTGTACTTCCCCTGGATGTTATCCACGAGAGTCCTGTACTTGGGGTGAGTGGCCCAGAAGCGACGAAGCTCAAGGATGAACCGTCGTCGCAATGCCCCTGTCAGTTGATAATAGATTGGTCACCCGTCCTTGTCCTCAGGAACCTTGTCCTTCACTACCCTGCCAGAAATAGACAAGGTATGGAGATGGTCCTGTGGGACGATTTGGCAAGGGGCCTCTGGATCTCCCGATGGGACGACCTTCACGGGACGTTCCATCACGATGTGGAGATCCTGTGGGTCCATGTGGAAGACCCCAGAGAGAACCTCCCCATCATCCAAAATGGTTTCCAGGGTCAGCTTTTGGGAAACAATGGACCGGCTATCGCCCGCAGCCCCCTGCTTGGGGAGCGTGTACGTGTGCGTGCGGGTCTTGCGCTGCTGGTTTACAGGGTCAAGCCCAAGCCTTTTCAGCACAGCTTCAGGATCTCTCTTGGGCTTGGGCATCCCCATGTCACCCTTGTTGTCCCACTTCTCCAGTGGGGCATCATCAAACAGAAGCTCAGCAACCTCTGGGAGATCCCCGGCCTCTCCTGCAAAGAACCCATCAGAACTCAGGGTGGTGCTCAACCAAGGCCAGTTCTCCCTGTGGAGTTGCAACATGATCTCAGATGAGGTGGTCCCGAAAAGATCAGCAACCTCTTCCGAAGGGGGCTGGTTCAACAGGTCACCCAACCGGATGTACCCAAAGGTGACATCCCCGTCTTTCGCTGGGGCTGAGAACCCGACCAAAGTGTTGTCCCGCCTGTCAAGATTACCCCAGCCCTCAACAACGAAGAGGGGGCTCTCCCCAGCCTCTTTCTTCTGCCATGCCCACCGGAAAAGGTCATCTGTGACGGTGTAACGGACACCCTCACACTCAGAGTAGGAGTCCAACGTGGTACCCTCAGGATTGATCATTTGGTTGCCTTTCTTGTTTGCCATGATATGCCTGGAAGTCTGCCTTGAACTCCTCAGACCATCTGGTCTTCCTTGGAGGAGAGGTGCCCTGGATAGTCATCCGGGCATAGGGAGCCGGGTATAACTGGTCCCCAAAAAGTATGGGTCTCTCCACATCGATCTTGAACCCCTTGGGGTCCATCTCCACAGTATGGACAGCATCTCTCTGACCCTTGAAAGAGGTGGTGACTTGAATGGAAACACCTGTGATCTCAGCCGTCATGCGCCCTTCTTACCGAAGAACCGCTTCTCCCAGGCCACTCTTGCAGGCAAGTACCTGAGGATAGTCCACAGGCCCATGGCATCCTGAAGCTTGAGTTGTTCTCTCAAACCCTTCTCAGCAAACCCCTTGGATAAACCCCAAATGGGAATGAGGATGACCCTATTGTCTGTCTTATCCCAATACCCATAGCAGGCCCCCACAAAGGATGACAGGTCATCCCGTGCTTCCAAGTCGTGCCCTGCAAGGTTGGCGTTCAAAAGTTCCTCTGCGAACTCTGTCTCCGTTGTCGTGATAACTTCCTGCAAGGAGCCATCCGTACTGGAGTCCTTGACGGACTGCGACAATGCCTTCCCAGAAATAGTCACAAAGGGGTCCCTGGAGTCCCCCTTCCACTTGGCCTCGAAATCCATGGGGTCCATCTCCAACCCTAGAACCCTCGTCCCAGTGTCATGCTCTAGGGTCAGGGTCACATGAACCTTTTTATGTGTGGGTGCGGGAGCGGGGGCCTTGCGGGGAAGGGGCCTTTCATAGGTGATCCTCACCGGGATAGGCCCAACGTACTTCTTCCATTCATCGAACTTCTCCATGAAGTTCGTTCCCGCTCTATCCGCCTCTACTGAGGGCGATGTGTCAAAGTCATAAAGCCATGACCCCCCAAAAGGGGGCTTCCTGGGGTCTGGATCCAGATCTGGAGGGTACTCCGAAGCCAACCACTCACTGAAGCTCTTCTTACCAGGGAGGTCATCCCCAAGGGCGGCCATCTTCGTAGCCTCCCCAGTTACGGGATCATAGGACACCAAAAATCTCCCGTTGAACTCTTGGCCTTGATCATCGGTCACCAGGAAAGGAGTCCTCTCATAACGCTGTAGGATTTCTGTTCGTGTCAATGGTTGTTCCATTAGTCCTCCTGAGGAGGTGAAATCCCTCCTGTAGGCCATGCAGTCCAAGAAAAGAACTTACCCTTTGCAGTCAAAGTAGGGGCACCATCTGTGAGGCCAAGCTGAATGTCAGCCTTCTGTGGGTCCATATCAAACACACAGTCACGATGGACCCCCTCATCATCGACCCACTCCACGGTAATTTTCACATCCTTCATAATGCCCCTCCTTGGGGGGTGTCCCTACGAAGAATAGGTCCTACCCGCACTTTGTAAGGGAGGACAGCGAGATAATCCTTGTCGGCTCTCGCCTTCTCTATCTCTGCCTGCGCCCAATCGGCCTGAGCGTCGTCCGCATCCTCCACCATCACAATAGCCCCATCGGGCACGTCCACAGACGAAACAATGAAGTTAACCACGAAGGTGCGGTTAGGGTCATCGAACCCCATGCGAATTCGCTCCCTCAGTTCCTCAATGCCTTCTTCACACAGATCTTCCGCACAGTAAATACGAATGGACATCAGTCCTCCTCATGCTCTGTCATCCCAAGCAAAACCTGATGTGCATCCCTTACCAGATCCTGGGTCACACCATGCAAGACCACGAAAGCCTCCTCCGTTGCCAGAAGTTCCCCGTCCTTGGGAAAGGCAATGCGGCTCTCTGAGTAATGAAAGCCCTGTGGCTGTATTTTGATGGTGTCCACAACGGCTTTGTGGTTGTCATAGGATCTCATGATTTGCAGGGTCACACCCACCAACTTTGACATCAATCCTCCTCATGTTCCTGCATAGCTTGGATGAGCAATCCATGGGCAACAGCATTCAAGGGCTCTGAAGCTTGCCTGATCTCGCTAACCTCGATAGGGAACCTCTTGCGACGTTCTGAAAACACCTTGTTGAACAACTCCATGAAGCCCCCAGCCAAACTGGTTCCACCGGATACAATCACAGGGATCGCTCGGGGAAGGTCAAACTGGCCTTCGATGGCTTTAAAGCGGGCAGCAATCTGGTCAAGGACGTAGTCAATGTGTGCCCTGTAGTAGTGGACGATAGCCTCTTCCATTCGGTTCTGAGGCTTCGTCAGGTCAATACCCTTCTCCTTGGCTGCACAAGCACGAGCCTGTGTGGCCCCCACAGACTTAGCGGCCCCATGATCGATCCAATCTCCTGCTTTTGAGATAGAAAAAGTAAGGGCTTCTATGGTGTTAATAGACAAAGCCACATTTACCATACCTGACCCAAAGCTCATTGCCAAACCGGAGAAACCTTCCTTAGCGGTCTCTGCAAAGATGATCCCCATGCCCTCATTGGCAGGGAACGGTGTATATCCACACTCTGCCACGATCTGGCGGAACACCTCACGGTGATAAATAATATCCTGATCAGGCTGATCTATGGGTTCTGCGGGGATAGAGTAGTAACATGCCTCTCCCTTGACCATGGGTGGCCCAAGGACTTCCTTAATAAGGAGCCCCAAGACATCCAGGCTCTCAGCCTCAGTAGCTGACACGATGCCTGCGGACAGGGGACGGCGAGCCTCCTTACCAAAGACATTGGCAAGTTCCAGTGCAGCATCCCCAAGAATAAGGACGTCGTCCTCTCTCTCAACAAAGCTAGTCTTGGAGAGCTTGAGCATCTTCTTGGCGTTTGCAGGGAGGTCAAGGAACACATCACGCATCCGCTTGGTCACAATCCCCTTGTCACCCCGACGTGCCGAGATCAAATTCATAGTCCCAATATCACAGCCCACACCGTAAGGCATTGTTTTCAATGCACTTTTTTCATTAGGCATGTAAAACCTCCTTTATCTTTGCCTGACAGACCTCTGGCCTTTCCCGAAGGTCTGACTCCCAGAACCGCACTACGCTATACCCCCTGTTTGCAAGAAAGGAATCACAAGAGGCATCCATTCTACGTCTATTCTTCTGCCTAGGGGTGGGGTCAGGGTAAGCGATGGGGTTAGCGTGCCAATAATCCCCGTCCGCTTGAAATACCACTTTTGGCTCCTCCACCAAGAAGTCCACAGTGTAAAAACCTAATGGAGCTTCCTGCACATAGGAAACACCCAACTGTTCCAGCATCTTTCGCACCGCTTTCTCAGGGGCTGTTTCCTTTCGGTAGAATTTGGCCAATCTCACTGGAGATGCATCCCGAAGTTTTTGCCTGTATTCCGCAGCCTTTTCTGGTCCATAAACCTCTTCGTAGGTTGAGCCACGCCGTTTGTCCACATGCGCCCGTATCCCCGAAGTAATCCTTTTCACGTACTCTGGGTCAGCATAAAGATGTTTAACCTTATGTACAGGATTAGCTGCCCCCTTCTGCCTTTCCCCAAAATCAGGATTGTCTTTGTGCCATTTACAGAAAGGGTGCTTATCACCCTCCAACCACGGTCTATCCTTGTCCCCAAAGTTAGGGTTCCGAGAGCCCTTAGCGATCCCCTTCTCAATGCGAGTACGGCTAATCTTGCGCCCTGCTATCTTGGATTGTCCTGTGTGTACCCGACGATGGTTCGAGAGCCCCCTTTTACTCTGAAAGGTACTCCCACAAAAAGGACATTCTAGCAGGGGGTTTGTGGTGCCCTCACTCATGATAACTCCTTATTCTTGCGGCGGGCAGCCTTCAATGCTGCTGCTGCATCATCCACCCCGCCTGTATCTAACGACTCATCTTCCCGTACTTCCACAGTCCCGTCGATTGTACCAACGATGCCCTCTGGAATAAAGGTGGGGGTTTCCTCCACCTTCACCATCTGCTCCACTGTACCCTGAGAGGGCACCTGACGTGCCTGAACCTCTTGAAAGAGATTGGAAAGTGTGCCTTGGAGAGTGTCCTGAACTCTCTCCAAGGTGGCAGCAGCTACCTTCTCCCCCACATAAGGAGCAAGTTTTTGGGCCAGAATCTCAGCCAACCTCTCTTCATCAATACCCGCCTTCATTGAAGGAGAAACTATCGCCTTTTTTTCCTTGGGGGGAGGAGGGGACAAGGGTAAATCAGGAACGGTGGGTCGTGTCTCACGGCTTCGCTGAACATAGAACACCTCCACAGCGCCAGCTCCTTGTGCGATCCTCAAGTCCTTGGAGGCACTTGCCGTTTTGGAGGGAAGGAACACGACATCACCCCTCACCAAACGAAGGGAAAGATCCTCAATGCGGATAGATTGAGTCCGGCAAGTAACCCGTGCTTCTTTCATTTCAGAGGATCTCCTGACCGCAAAGCCTCTGCGGCGGCATTTCGCAATACCTTGAGGCACTCGGTAGTAGCACGCCTCCTGCCACGTTCCACAAAAGTGAACCTGGCAACCCCCGGGTGAACCCACGCATTTGTGAGCTTCAACGGAGCAGTACGAAAGATGACTGTCCCATTGGACTCAATGGGAATCACCATAGGTTTTCGTGTTCCCTCCAATACCTTACCACCCCGTTTCATTCTGGCGGCTCTCTCCGATGGGGTAAGCTTGTATTTGGTAGGTGTGGCATTCTTAGACTCTTGAGTGAGCCACGGCATAGGGTGTGCTGGAACTTCACGGTTAGCCAAATGGGAAATCCCATAAAAAGAGCAAGTGATTTCAATAGTGCTCTTTCCTTTCAAGTTGTACCCAAAGGACTTTCTGAGTGGAGGGCCTCTCTTAGGGTCTCTTTGAGACCAACCCCTCTTCTGGAAGTCCTTAACGGCCTCTTCAGCAAAGACCTTTGCCATGCACTTCCCAATCTCGTGAAGCATTGCTGTAGTCACAGGGATACCGGCGAGCTTGGACCACGCCTTCCCGTAAGACCCCCTAACACGCCCATCTGTTGTTGCTTTCATTGGCATGGATCACCCCTGGCACAGCATTAATGGTAGGCAATATGCCTACTATTCATTTTGATTTTCCCATGCTGGGGAGCGGCCTCTTTGCTCTCTGCTCTTATCCCACCCGGCCTTATCAGTCTCCATGGGGATTTGTGCATCGCCCCCTTCAGGGTACGGAGGAGCATCAGGGGCAGTCGATGGTGGGGTGTAGCCCTCCCCATCCACAGACAATGAAGGATAGGGGCGGAAGCCATACCGTGTCTCAGGCCATGTGTACTCTGCCACTCCATCAATGGGGAAAGTGTACCGAATATCACCCTCATCCAAGTACTTGATGTTAAAGTGCTGTTGGAGCAGGTTCCCTCGGTTAGAAGGTCTCCTGATTGGCCCAATGCTGTACCGCTCGTTTGTCTGTTTGACGATGAAATCCCGCTGGGTCACAACAGGAGACGGCCCCATGAACACATCTTGTGAGTGATCCATGTTGCGCCCTCTGTTAGACTGTGCAATGCGCCTCTCAGCGTCATCAGGAGAAATGATCGTATCGAAGGGTCCCTCAAAGCCCCCAATGAAACCCGTCCCCCAACAGATCGGGCACATGTTCTTGGGTTGCTGGTTGTATTCTCTAGTGTATGGATCCACCCCACAGTCACAAGACTCCCCAGTGACCTTTCGGATGAAGACCTTTACACGCTCCCCACCCTGCTGAAGAATCCAGTGATTGCGGCGAACGGCCTCCCGCCAAATGTAGTCCATGCTCTCAACCTGCACCGTGCTGGCAGGCTCACATTGTTCCAAATCCGTCTCGATATACCCACTCAAAGTAGAGGTGTCTGTCGCTACGGAAGTCACCCGATAAAAGATATTAAACCCAAGCCCTGTCTGGACGTGGTTCCTCTTAGCATAATAGGAAACCTCCACTGTATCGGACTCTGTCAACCCGGGGACAGGAGATGGATCATACTGTTCTGTGATCACGTTGAAAGGACTAACGTTAACAAGGGTCACTTCTCCAGAAGGCCCAAAGACAGCCTCCACTGCCACTTCCACCCCATTGATGTAAACACACACATCGGCTGCGGCATTAGCATAAGTAGCTACCTGATGGGGGGCTGCATCTTGTGACTTGTGGATAGGTACTTGGGTGTGAAACCTCCACATGCGGTCATTAGGCTTATCACCCTTGAAGACCCATGAGGAAGCCCAGTTTATGGGTTCCCGATCTACCAGGATCAGTTCAGTCTGGTCACGGTAAAAAGTTCCACCATAAGGGAGAGTGTTGATGCGGTAGTAAGGACCTCGGTCAGAAACGTCAGAGCGATAGATGTTCACGCCAACTAGGGAGT